ACCGTTGTTTTTGCGCTGATCGAAAGCCCTGCCTCGCCAGCATTCGAGAAACAAGATGAACCTACAACTTGAATGCGCGAACCGGCGCATACATCCACATTCGCGACCGAAAAAACAAGACGGTTGCCGCGAACCTTGACCGTTACCTTGCGCTCTTCGCGTCCTCGTCCTCCGCCCCCTGGCAGATCGGTGGGAGTAATAGGGACAGGCGGAACAACTGAAACGTATAGCAAGCCTTGAACGCCGATTGAAAGCGGCGTTGGGCTTGGCATTAAGCCCTGCGTGGCGATGAGCAGGGAAGCGAGCATCCGCTTAGACCCTCGTGACTACGGTGTTCGTTGTGCCGTCTCCGGTGATCGTTTGAGTGATCGCGCCTGATGTCCTGCTCGTAGGCGTGACCGTGAGCGCGTTGGCTATGTCGAGGCCGTGGATCGCGTGAACTTCGGTGATCTCCGTGAGTTCTGGTGCGAGTTCCGTTCTGACCGCGCTGGCATTTCCTGCCGCCGTCGGTATCGCGGCAAGTTGCGTATCGAGATTTGCACTCGTCAACCCTATCGCTGCTCGCACGTCGGCGGCGGTTAGGGTTGCTGTGCCTGTTGTGTTATCGACAGGCACGCCGAAAGCAACCGAGCCTGCCGATGGAATATATGCCACGCCCGTCAATGCTCCGCTTGCGTAGACTGTTCCAAAACGAACGTCGGTAATGGCGGCCTGTCCAAATGAATTGTCAGCTGTGAACATATCGACATAAGTCCCTGCCCCATTGAGGGAGTATCTGGTTTTTGCCAGCGTTGGAGTTGCGTTTAAAATAAATTTCTGCGCGTATGCAGCTATCGTTCCATTCGCGGACGAAATAAAGCTTCCCGACAGCCGGAGTGTTGCGCTGGCCGAAGATGACGAGATCGCGTTATTTGAATTGGTAGCAGTCATAATTCCGGTTACATCTATCGTGCTGCCTACGGTCGAAGAAATTCCTGGGCCAGTTGACGCTGTAACATTTCCAACAACAATTATAGTTCCTGTGCCTGCTGCACCGATTCCACTTGCGGCCGCTGCGCTGCCTCCAGTTACAGAACCCGTTACCGTTACGCTGCCTGTCGAGCTGTTATTTATTCCGAATGGGTTAACAGCTCCGGTTCCGCCAGTAATATTGCCTGTAACTAAAACGCTACCTGTCGAGGTGTTATTTATTCCGTAAGCGCGTGAGCTTCCAGCCGTCGCGTTTCCCGTTAAATTAAGAGTTCCCGAAGATGTATTGGCTATTGCAACAGCATCGTTTGCAGTTCCGCCTGTTACATTCCCAACAATCGTTGATGTTGCTGGTGATGCTGCTGAAAACGACAAGCAGTTCACAGCCAAAGTCGTGCTTTTGTGCGTCACGTTTGCCGTCAATGTAACGCCGTTGTTGAGAACGTATGTTCCAGTGCCTGCATTGCTCAACTCGGTGCAAGTCACATTTGCCGTGATCGTGATAACGTGCGTGGTCGAAGCGCGAGCCTCATCCCCTGCCCCTGGAACAATGCCGCCGACCCATGTCGCGCCTGCATTAAAATTTCCCGTTGCCGCTGAAAGAATGAGTGCCATTTTTTACAGCCCCTTCGCGTAGATAAATTCTTGGATGCTTGCAGAAATTTGAGCGACTGCGGTTGCTGTCGGAGCGTCCACGCCATCGACGCTACCGAGTGCCATCGTGCGAGCGTAGTCGTTGGCAAGGATGACTTCGCCATTCGCGATTCGCGTAGGCACAAGGCGCATTGCCACATTTGCATCTTCGCTTGCGTCTGGGTTTACAACGGATGTGATCGCAAGGTTGATCGTATAAATGTCGTAGGTTTCTCCGTCGATGACGATTGGGTTGGTTGGTTTCATATTTAAGCTAAAAGAATGAGTGCGGCAGTTTCGGTTGGCTTGGGAAATTTGAGTTCAAATGCGCCATCGTAGACGTGCCGCTCGGCTCCGAGGTTTAGGACGCAAAGCGCGGCGTTGCCTTTGCTGGCGTTGTAGATCATCGCTCCACCTGCTGCGAATGTTGCAGATTTTAGTACAACATCATCGAATGTGATAAAAGCATTCTTGCCGATGATGCCCGTGCGATGCCCCTTGAGCGTTACGCCTCCGGCGGTGTAGCCCATGCCTTTGATTTCGCCTTCGGTTGTGTAGGCTTTTGTCGTCGGCCCGATCTTTGCCGATGCGCTGTAAAGCGCGATCCGGTAATCATCGCCAGGCTGGTGAACGCCGGTGATGAGTGCCTTCTTTGCTTCGAGTGCTATGCCGTGTGTGATCATTATTTTTTCTCCCATTGTGCAGAGCATACGGCTACGCGCTGGCTCTCGTCTGGATATTCGCTCGTCATCGTTCCGCTGATCATGCACCGACCAATAAAGTCGTCTTGTTCTTCATTTCTTTCGGGTGTCGGCATGACAAGCTCGTGTTTTGTTTCAAAGCCTGTAATGCGTCCGAACGTATCGCGAACGGCGAGCGAGACTTTCATCTGTTCGGGCTGCGATGCCTGCATTCCTTTGACCTTATCGGCGGCCCACACTTGCCCTGCGTCTCCGCCCCACAACGCCCATGCAATGCGGCCTGGGGATGGGAAGCCGTCTTCACCTGGTTGAAAACCCTGTCCGTTTTTATCAACTTCGTGCCGTGAAAAATATGAGTGCATTCTTTTAACGGTATCGTCCGAAAGATTCTTGCCGTTGCTAATGTCGCGAGCGCGTGCAACTCCTACCGCTGTCCCGCCTCGGTTGTATTCTTCGCGCCACTTTAAGCCCTTCAAGGCCTCTTCTACCATGCCCTTGCTTGGCTTGTTCTCGTCTGCTAGATCGGTTTGTTTTGGTTGATCTTGTGGTGGCTCAGGTTGCGGCTCTTCTTGCGCGATAGGCGCGGCGATAGGTGCGGCAACCGGAGCGGAGGCTTGAATGGGAATGATAGAATCCGAAATATATTCTGATGGAATATCCATTTCTGTGCCGAGCGCGACGATCATCGCGGCCTCCTTCGCTCTTGCGCGAAGTGCCTCTTCGTAGTCCTCGCCCATGTCGCTGTAAATTTGTCCGGCAGTCTTCAATCCAGCTTTCCAAAGCTCGATGTCGGCGCGTGCCTCGCGTCCGTAATCAATCGAAACCTTTGCAGGCCAGCACCAGCGACCATCGAGAAGGTATTCAGAATCTGGAATGAGTCCACGCGAAGCGGCGTCTAGTAAGATAACATTTTTTATCCTGTTGAGGAACTGACCTTCCAAGAGTCCACGCCACCGGAGGAATGTGCGCTCTGCCATCGCGGCCTCCATGCGAGCCATAGGGCCGCTCTTGTCGGCGTCGAACGCAAAGCCGTAGGGAAGACCGACTGCCATGCAAATGTGCGCCTGCACCAAGCGAATAAATTCTCCGAATGCTCCGGTCGGACGATCCGACTTGAACATCTCCATCTTCTCGCCTGCGCTCAAATAGTTGACCGTGCCAGGATCGAGCGACTGAAGGCGTGCGACTTGGCCTTGATCGTTCGTGTTGCCGCGTGCGAAATAGTCGCCAGCGTCTGCCGCTCCGCTCTCGGTCGTAATGACGCCGCTCTGATAGCTCGCGTATTTGATCGCCTGCACTTCAGCCTTGATCGCTTCTTGCAGATCGCGCGTTGCGTTTAACGCAGTAGCGAAAGCAGACCGCCCACGATATTCGTCAAGTCGCGCTGCGTCGAACAAGTGGATAAATTCTTTTGCAACAATATCAACAGGAGAAATATACTGGTTGTTGATAGTGCGCGTGAAAATAGTGTATGAAATGGGTCTTCCATAGTCGTCTACGTTGATGCCTCCGATGTATTTATCCGTGTCCGTGCGGTCGTAAGGCGATCCGATGCGGTCGGCTTCAACGCTTTGCAATTTTAAATCTTCTTTGTCGCGAACAATAATAAATCCACAATCGCCATCGCGAAGCATTGCCGTTACAGCGAGTTGCAGGAGCGTTGTGAAATTGTGACGGCCTAGAAAGTCGCAGTCGTTGCACCATTTCTGCCAGTAGCGTTCAATGGCTGTATCCGCTTCGCGGTTGCCGGTGCGGGCTTGGTATGCGATGCGGCCGGAAACGTAGGTCGCAAATTTGAGAAGCAGAGAACGGACGGGCGGGAAATTGTCTGCGAGATCGCGAGCGGCGCGGATGAGCGCGAATCGTTCGCGAGTTCCTGCCGTGTCTTCGCCACCGGATACTCCGCGACTTATCCCGCGCTTCTCGCTCGTCAATGCCGAGTCAAAGCGTCCGAAGTTGCGAAGCTTCGCCTGGTTGACCATGCGATCCAGAGCAGCCTTGGGCGAGACGAACGAAATGGCTTTGGTGATGATGTCTTGCTTCATTGCTATGGTCTTTGCGTCGGGAACGTCGGCGTGAAACGTCTTACCCTATTTCCGCTGGCGTTGTCAATAGCGGCTTGCAATTCTTTTATTGTCTGCGCGACCTCGGCAAGATTGGCGCGAGTAAACGAGCGGCCTGCGATGCTGTAGCTCGCGCCTGCAATGGCGATAGCCTTTAAGCAAGCCGTGAAGTCGGTCTGCAATTCTTGCAATGTCGCAAGCGGGAGACCGAAGAATGATTTGTTCATCGCCATTTAAAAGTTCGTTGTGTCAATTCTCACCTATCGGCAAAACCCCTGCCAGCATAGCGGATGCGAGCGCTATGCACTCGCAGTCCCAAAGATGGTTCGGACGTCCGCCGATGCGAACCCATCGCTGCTCGACTTGCTTGGTCTTGGAGTTCGTCACGTCCTTTTTCATCTCGCTCAACATTTGTTTTCTGTAGTCTTCCGAAACATCCCGCGCGACTTCCCATTTCGGCGTGGCGTCAGCCTGGCGGAGTGAAGCGAGTTTGTCTTTGATGCCTTCGTTGCTGAAAAAGAAATACGCGCATTTCAAGCCGTCCGATCCGGCCTGCGCTCCTTCGATCTTTGAAACAAAGCGCCTAGTTCTGCGCCCGTTGTCGATATGATAAAAGCCATCTTGCCCCGATCCGTGCGAAGCCGTCCACCCACGCCTAGCACATTGTTCGTAAACGAGCGGAGTGTCGTAGCCAGCATCCACAACGACGCATCGCGGCATGATGTCGAACTGCTGTTGAATGGCGTCGAGTGTTTCCCAAGTCAGCGGGCGCGACTCGTGCAATAGCATGGACGAGCCGTCCACTCTGAAGGCGCGGACGATGCACCAGAAGTGATCGCGTTGTTTGTCCACGCACATAAAGCGCCGATGCTCGCCGTCGATCTTCTGCCCTTCGAGATATTCAGCTTTCGCATAGTCGCCGGTCGTGATCTCCGGAAGATCGCTCGTTACTTCATCCTGCCAAGTCTGCGCCTTGCGCTTTTGAATAAATTGTTTGAGCGGCTCTAGGTTCCCGCTGCTCTTGGCTTCGTTCGCTTCGATCCATTCTTTCACGATAGAAAACCACGGAATCCACCAGACGGCGTAAGCCGGATATTCGAACGAGCGATGCCCTCGAACTGGATGCGGGTTGAGTGCACGATACGTTGCAGAATTTGCAAGGTTTCGTCGAGTGCTCGCATCGTCTTTGTATCGAGTCTCGCAATGTTCGCACTTCATTCGCACCGAGTCCTGCACCTTATCCCACAAGATGCCGCCCTTTTCGTCACGTTCGCTCGCATATTCGATCTGGTCGAACAAGTAACGCTGCCAGTTCCCACAATGGGAACACGTCCAACCCCAGACTTCCCGCGTTCCGCTGTCCCATTCGGCGTCCGCTTCGTGCCCTGCGTCCCATCCTTGGGATACGAGAAGCGTTTTTCGGTTCCATCTGTCGTGGTGTCGGGCTTTTAGTTCCTTGATCATTCCACCTTTCCATCTCCAGACTTCATCCCCGATGCAGTAACGCATGGATTTTTCTTGAAGGTTGGTCATGTTCGCGCCGCCTGCGAACAATACCATGTGCGGAAATAGGATCGTGGTCTTGCGTAGCGCGTGCCTGTCTTCGGGAAATAGGTCTTTGACAGGCTGGCATTCGTTAAAGATGGGAAGCAAGCGCGACTCCGTCCAGTCCTTGACCATGTCGTCAGTCTGACCCACGAACAAAGTCGGCCCAGGCTTTTGAGCCACAATGAAGCAGGCCAAAGTTTCCATCATGGTAGTTTTCCCACCCCCAGTCGGAGCGCGAAGAAATACCTGCGTCGTTTCGTCATCACTCGCAGCGAGCAGCGGAGCGTTGAGCCACGGAGCAACCGAAGGATCGAAGCGCGAAGCGCGGTCGGAGTTGGGAAAACTGACGTGATCGGATGCCCAGTCCAGTATCGTGCCGTCGAATGCCAGCTTTATTCCGTCGCGGATGCCTTGTGCAAGTGGGTTCATCGCATTCCAAAGATTTGCTTGAGCGCGTCGAGATTCCCAGACGCGGGTTGTTTAGATGTAGTCTCTTCTTCTCCGTCATACATGGCAACTTCCCACGTTGTTTCAAACAATTTGCGAAGGCCGGCGGCGGACAGCGTTATCATTCCTTCACCGTCGAATGAAGGATTGCGTTTTGAGTAAATTTTCCAGAGTTCTTTTTTCGTCATAGAGTTCAAGCCTCGTTTGAACTAGTCGTAATTTCGGCAGAGCTTAAACATTTTCTCGATGGCGTCG